TGAACTTCATTATCTACATAAACCAGTCTCTTTGACTGCTGGTAGCGACTCTGGCACGACATTCTTATCCACGGACTATAGCGACGCCCTGTTGTATGGTTCTCTGGTTGAGGGTGCGTTATTCTTAAAAGAACCAGCCGACGTTATCGCGCAGTTGGAGGGACGCTTTAAGGAGGCGATAGCCAGAATGAAAAACACATCGGAAGGTCGCGGTACACGTGACGAGTATAGGTATGATTCGGTTCGCTCTGGCGTGAGCTAGTGGCAAGAATTGAATCTTTAGAAGGCAAAAAAATAGCCCTAGTTGGACTTGGTATATCTCAAGTAGATTTTGCAATAGGTTTGCAAAACGGTAGACAGTGGGACGAAGTGTGGTGCATTAATTCAGCTGCATCTACATACCCAGCAGATCGTATATTCATGTTAGACCCAGCAAGCAGATTTTTTGATAGTAATGACGCAGGTAAACAAACCTCCGTTATGTGTAGAGTGTTAGAGCAAACAGAAACACCAGTTTATACGTGTGAATTAGATCCTAGGATTAAAAATCCCGTGCTTTATCCAATAGAAGAAGTATGCAATGCGACAAAATGTGCTTACTTAAATAACACAGTTGCTTATGCGATAGCTTTTGCATTATTCAACAAAGTTGGCAGACTTGATCTTTTTGGCATAGATTTTTCATATAAAGAAAACATGCACTTTGCCGAAGCGGGTAGAGCTTGCGTTGAGTTTTGGATCAGTAAATGTATGAGTGAAGATATACTAATTGGTATTAGTGGCAGATCCACCGTATTAGACAGCAACGTGCCCGCTACTGAAAAGTTGTATGGTTTTCATAGATTAGATAAACCTTTAGTAGCGGTTCCGCATGAGGGTAGGTTTATTATTGGCCCCTATCAAGAAATAAACCAGCAACTAGAACAATATGGTTTAAAAATAGATGAGGACGTGGTTCCGCCAGAGCCATATAAAGGATGAGTGTTGAAAGCGATTTTGTTTTAGGCAAAGTTGGTGTCACAACTACAGATGGCAAAGGACATGATGCCGAGTTCTGGGCAACTCAAGCAACAAAGAAAATATGTGACATATCAGACAATGCACCAGAGCATGTCAAACAACAGGCTTTGGCTTTCCAAAACCAAGTTTATACTGTAATCTTATATACTATAAAAAATGCAATAAAGTCACAGAATACGACTTATGCAAATTTATTAGAAAAACAAGGCCACAGCGACATGGCTAAAATATTGAAGGAGCTATAATGGCAATTACATCGGCAATTTGTACGAGTTTTAAACAAGAGTTACTCGTAGGCACTCATAATTTTACAGCTACTAGCGGCAACTCATTTAAGCTGGCTTTGTATACAAGCTCTGCTACTTTGGGAGCTGGCACAACGGCATTTACAACTACAGGTCAAGCATCTGGCACTAATTACACTTCGGGTGGGTCGGCATTAACTAATGTTACGCCTACAACATCGGGGACTACTGCTTTTTGTGATTTTGCAGACTTAACATTTAGTAATGCTACGGTAACTGCTAGAGGTTGTCTTATTTATAATGATACAAACTCTGACAAAGCAGTTTGTGCTATTGATTTTGGTGGAGATAAAACTTCTACAGCTGGCGATTTTACAATCGTTTTTCCTAGCGCTACAGCGACAGGCGCAATAATTAGGTTAGCATAGATGTCGCACCATGCCACTATCAAAGTTAAATTTTAAGCCTGGAATAAACAAAGAAGAAACCGATTACTCAAACGAAGGTGGTTGGGTAGACGGTGATAAAATACGTTTTAGAAAAGGTCGTGTAGAAAAAATTGGTGGTTGGGAGAAACTTTCCTCTGATACTTTAATCGGTTCAGCAAGAGCACTACACTCTTGGATTTCGTTAGCAGGTAATAAATATCTAGGTATTGGCACGACTAACAAATATTATATTGAAGAGGGTGGCACCTATAACGATATAACACCAGTGCGTAAAACTAGCACTAACTCAATTACTTTTGCCGCTACGAATGGCTCATCAACTTTAACTGTAACCGATAGCTCACATGGAGCAGTAAACGGAGATTTTGTAACTTTTTCAAGTGCTGTAAGTTTAGGTGGTAATGTCACCGCAACAGTGCTCAATCAAGAGTATCAAATTGATTTAGTAACAGGCACAAACACTTATCAAATAACTGCCAAAGATACTAGCGGTGCAACAGTAACAGCAAACTCAAGTGACTCTGGTAATGGTGGTTCTGCAACAGATGGAGTATATTTAGCCAACTCTGGATTAGATGTATATGTGCCTTCAACTGGTTGGGGTGTTGGAACTTGGGGTGCTGGTGCTTGGGGTTCTTCCACAGCTTTATCAGACGTGAATCAGTTGCGTTTATGGACACACGATAACTTTGGAGAGGATTTAATTATTAATCCAAGAGCAGGTGGCATATTTAGATGGATAGAAAACGATGGTTTAACCACTAGAGCAGTGGATTTAGCAACCACAAGCGGTGCTAATCTAGTGCCAACTAAGGCGCTACAAGTTATTACATCCGAAACCGACAGACATCTCATTGTGTTAGGAGCAGATCCTATCACCAGTGGATCAAGAACTGGCACGTTAGATCCAATGTTGATAGCATTTAGCGATCAAGAAAATCCTTTGGAGTTTGAGCCGCTATCAACAAATACAGCTGGATCACTACGATTATCTTCTGGTTCATCTATTGTAGGTGGCATCAAAGCTAGACAGGAGGTGCTAATTTTTACAGACACCTCGCTTTACTCTATGAATTTTATTGGACCGCCACTAACTTTTGCAGTAAATCTAATAAATGAGGGAGCTGGCTTGATCGGCCCAAAAGCAGTAACAAACTCACCAAGAGGTGTGTTTTATATGTCGAAAAAAGGTTTTTACTTTTATAACGGCTCAGTACAAAAAATACCATGTAGTGTGCAAGATCATGTGTTTTCTGATTTGGATGAGACGCAAGCCTTTAAATGTTTTGCAGGTCTAAATGAGGAGTTTTCAGAGGTATGGTTTTTTTATCCATCTTTAACCGATAACGAAACTGAAATATCAAGGTATGTTATTTATAACTATGAAGAAAACTCTTGGAGCATAGGCACACTAGAACGTTACAGTTGGTTAGCAGCAGGTGTTTTGGACAAACCCTTAGCCGCTGGTGAGGAGAGCACGACAAAACGTATATATGAACATGAAAAAGGTTTTAACGATGATGATAGTGCAATGGACGGTGTTTTCGTAGAATCAGCCGATATTGACATATCAGATGGCGATAGGTTTGTGTTTTTGAAACGTATATTGCCAGATATATTGTTTGTAAATGAAGCTGGCACTAGCCAAAACCCAGCCATAAACGTTGTTGTAAAAAGACGTGACTTTAACAATCAAACTCTTTCAACAGACTCTACAACACAAATCACTTCTAGTTCAACCTTTGGTTCATTAAGGTCTAGAGCCAGACAGTTTGTATTACGATTTGAATCAGATGACGATAACACTGATTCGGACAGAAAAAATTACAAGTGGAGGCTTGGTAGTACAAGGGTTGATATTCAACCATCTGGGCGTAGGTAATGAGCAAGTTATTGCCCACACAGTTACCTCAAGCGCAAGGTGATACAGTTTCAGCTGATACATTTAACAGACTTGTAAGGATATTAGAGATAAATTTAGGATCAGTCGACCCAGATAGCATAAAATCGTTTAACTCCACAGACATTAGCGAGTTGCAATTTGCTACAGGTGCTATTATATTTAACTCAACGACAGAGGTTCACCAAGCCTTTGATGGCACACAGTTTAGAAACCTGTATGAGCATCAAACTTATCCGACTGGTGTCTCTGCAACAATAAGTATAGGAGCTGTAACAGTAAGTACACCATGATAAGCGAAAAACTAAAGCAAAGAATTGAAAATCTTACAAGTGACTCTGCTATGAAAGACATGGCAATGAGAAAAACAGATCCTGTATCACCTCCAATGAAAATAGGTGAAATGCCTATGGATGATGAACCAGTGATGCTTGATGCTGAGGACATGTCAGCAGAAGATAGAGAAACTTTAAATGCTTTACTAAACAGAGGTAGCCAAGTTGGCATGGCACCAATGTCACAATTAGCGCAAGAGCTTGCTATGCAAGGCGAAGGCGAAGATACACAACTCGCGCACTTACGACCTGGGGAGGTAGTTTTACCGCCTGAGTTTTTTGAAGATGAACAATTTGAAAGTGCAGTCGAGCGTAAATTTAAAGAATTTGATATTGAGCCTGAACAAGCGATAGTAGGTACAGGTATAGCTAGCTTAAATCCAGTAACAGGCTTAGAACAGTTTGGTTTTTTTAAGAAAATAGGTAAAAGGCTTAAAAAAATGGCAAAAAAAATAGCACCCATAGCTGGACCATTAGCTAATTTTATACCTGGTGTTGGGCCAGTATTAGCTGGTGCCATTGGTGCTGCAACTAATGTAGCAGCAGGTAAAGGACTAAAAGGCGCAATATCTGGAGCACTCGGCGGTTATGGTGCTGGTAAGTTGGCGGGTGGTATTGGTAGTCTAGGAAAAGCAACGACTGGAGCAGCAAAATCAACTGGTATTTTTGGTGGAACCATAGGGCCAAGTATCAGGACTGGAATCGGTAACTTTTTTAATCCAGCCGCAGGACAAACAGGAATATTTGGTGGACAGTTAGGGCCTAATCTTAGGCGTGGCATAGGCAGCATATTTGGTGGCGGACAACAAGGCATGCCTAGCGGTATGGCTGATACAGGCGATGTCATCGGCACTTTAGATGGCGCACCAATCACTAGAGCAGATCTTGCAAACATGACACCAGATCAGATAGCAAATATGCAAATGACGCAAGCTGCGGTGCAAGACAAAACTTTAATGCAAAGACTTAGCGCCATGTTCTTACCACAAAGCGTAGAAGATGCTTTGGGCACTGGCCCACAAGGCGGTGGCATTTTTGGAGGCGGCCAAGGCCAAGGCGGCGGTTTGTTCGGCGGAGGTTTTGGTGATGCACTGAAAATGGGTGGCATTGGAGCTTTAGCTGCTGGTTTAGGTAAGCTGGCTTATGAAGATGCACAAAAACAAAAAGGCGTGCCTTTGACACCTCTTACAACCATGAGTCCAACAGGTAGATACAACATAGAGGCAGAGATAGCCAGAAGAATGGGACAGCCTGCTCCAAACCCTGTAGAGTTTGGTTTGTTACCAGCTGGCACAATACCAGAGCTATCGGGAGGTAAACCTAGAGGCATGATGTATGGCGGTGGTGTTGAAGATTTAACTGGAGGCATGGTGCGGGGTTTAGCAAGTGGAGGCGGAGTTATGGCTTTTGCTCAAGGCGGAGCCGTTCAAATGCAAGAGGGTGGTGAAATGGACCCAAGTCAGTTTCCTAGGATGGACGGTGATATAAATGGACCAGGCACAGAAACCAGCGATGATATACCAGCTATGTTGAGCGATGGTGAATTTGTTATGACAGGAAGAGCTGTAAGAGGCGCTGGTTCATACGAAATGCAAGCAGACCCTAACGGTATTATTAGTCTTACTCCAACCTTAAAAGAGGACAGAGAGCGCGGTATGAATCTTATGTATAAAATGATGGATACGTTTGCAAACAAGGCTAAGGCATCATAATGAGTTTATTTAAAAAATTACTACAAAAAAATATAGCTAGAAAAGCTATAAGAACTCCATCTTTTTTAGATAGAGATAGAGTTCCGCCCCCTAATCAACAACCAATAACAAGACCCTTGCCAATACAGGTTTTGCCAGGCATTGAGTCACCTATTGTTGAAATGAATGGTTTTGATAACGAGATAGCCCCTAGACCACCAACACTAAGACGACGTGCGTCCTTACCAATAATGCCGCCAGCGCCAAGACGACCTAGAACGTTGCCTATTTTGCCACCTGTATTACCGCTTCAACCTCCTGTGCAACCACCTATACAACCGCCAATGCGATTGCCAATACAACCTCCCGTGCAACCTCCAATACAAGTTCCACCAAGAAATGTTGTAGATATAGATTTACCAACAGAAATTTTGCCACCATCTATGATGCGCAGACCAGAGCAATTATTTATAAGTAGAATGAATGAGCCACGCGACGAATTTGTGCCACCAGTTCCTACTACAGATCAAGGCATGCCAGATCCGATAATGAGAGCTTTGCCAGTTGGTGAGTCAATTCGTTTTACACCTCCACCACCACCTACAAATATGTTGGCAAGAACTACAGTTGAACCAGAGCCTATGCCTACACCTACAGTTAAGTCAGTGCCAACGCCTATACCTACAGTTGAACCAGAGCCTATGCCTACACCTACAGTTGAACCAGAGCCTATGCCTACACCTACAGTTGAACCAGAGCCTATGCCTACAGTTGAGTCAGTGCCAACGCCTACAGAACCCATGCAGGCAATAAATGTTTCTAATCAAGATCCTTTCGCTGCTAGTGTAACTCAACAACAAGTTGGCTTAGACCCACTTACCGAACAGTTGTTGTTTGGTATTGGTGGACAAGGTGGTTTCATACCAGGTGCTATGCGAGCTGCTGAAAAAGTATTTTTTGATGAACAGGGTAATCCTGTTGTCATAGATGAACAAGTAGCTGGTTTTAGTCCAGATCAATTACAAGCCATGCAAATGCAAAGAGAGGCCTTGGGTATACAAAATCCGTTTTTACAAGGCGCAGGTCAAGCATTTGGTGCTGGTACGCAAGCACTTGAAGAAGGCTTACAAAGAGGTAGAACTGCTGCTATCGGAGCTTTGGAGGCGACCAGAGGTGGCGTTGGATCATTACAAAGTGGTTTGGGTGAGTCGGCTGATATATTAAGAGGTACTTTAGGTGGTTATGACCCAAGTATGACAAGACAGTTCTATGACCCGTTTGAAGATAGAGTTGTGCAACAAACCATAGAAGATATTATGGAGCAAGGTGCAAGGTCAGACATAGGCGCTAGGGCGTCTGACATCGCAAGAGGTGGTCAGTCAGCTTTTGGCTCCAGAGCGCGTTTAGGAGCCTCTGAGCGTCAAGAGGCGCTTGGTAGAGGTTTAGCCGAGGCTTTGAGTGGTATTCGCTCTAGAGGATTCCAACAAGCTCAACAAACAGGTTTAGGTGAGTTTGCTAGACAAAAGGCCGCTGAAAGAGCTGCAAGCTCTGGTTTGGCTAGTTTAGCTGGACAAGGCTTTGGCGGTACTCAAGCTCTTGCAGGAGCTCTGAGCGGCTTAGGACAAACAGAACAAGATATAGGACAACAAAGATTCAGTGGACAATTTGGCCTTGGAACTAGTTTACAAGGTCTTGGAGCGCAAGCAGCAGGCGCATCGGCATCTGACATAGCTGCACTTTATGGCATGGGATCACAACAACAGCAACAAACCCAGCAAATGTTAGATGCTCAACGTAGAAACCTACAACAAAGACAAATGACACCATTACTACAATATCAAGCATTAGCACCATTTGTGAGCATGGCACCCGCTGGACAATTTCAGACAACTACACAATTTGCACCACCACCTAGCGCTATGCAGTCTGGATTATCAACAGGATTAGCTGCTTTTGGAGCGCTGGGTAAATTGTATGGAGGCTCATAATGACAATTAGTAGAGCACAAATTGATGAATCTATTGATATGCAAGGTGGCGGTGATCCTATTGAAGAGCAAAATAGA